CTTTACCATAACTAATCTCTCGTTCCGCTAGGTCAATCTCACTGAACCTCGTAGGCTCTGTGGATTTATCTTTTTTATCTTCCGCTACGCATAGAGGGCTAACACTTCCGTAGTACGTCTTCTCGTTCTTTTTTGGTGTTATGTATTTGCACGTCCAGATGCAAGCTGTATAATCACGTTCGATCAATTTGTTATACAGTGAATCTTCGCACTGTGGCGTACCGAGAAAGACAATCTTGCTTTCCTTGTCGGGTTTAAGGATTGATTCAAATTCCTTAACTTGCTCGGCAAGCTTGTCTCTCATCCCTTGCGTAGCGGAGTTGTTGGGAACCTCCACGTCATCCGCAACAATGATATCAGCCCGGCTACCGGTTAGTTGGGAGGTAATACCCAGTGACTTGACACTCGGGGCATGGGAAGCCGGAGCCGGACCAACATCAAAACTTATCTTTGAAAATCGTTGTTTATCGTTTGGAATCAAGTGTGCCAGAATAGGCATCTCGTGAATCAAACGGAGGGTGAATGTACTGAAATCATCGGCTCTTGTTTTACTCGCCGAGCAGACGAGGATATTCTTTGAGGGATCTAAAAGTAACTGGTGGACTACATACGCCGAGCATATCCAAGATTTACCCACTCCCCGGAAGCCTTGGATGACGGCTCTTCGAGGTCCGTTCTGCATCCACTCTGCAATCTCGTATTGTATCGGGGTGGGGTCCGGTAAATTAAGATGCTTCCAGACAAGGTATAAGAAGTTCCGGAAGTCTTTAAGTTCCTCGGGAACAGTCTGTTTAGAAGACATTTTACGTTTATTCTATGTTATTGAATAGCTTCTTTAGTTGGCTCGTCTTCCTCGTCTTTGAAGGGAAGAATACTAACAAGATCCTGTAATTTATCGTCTTGTTTTAGTGATGTGTGAATGCTGTTATCTTTCAGATATTGCCGGGCTGCATTTAAAAGAGAAGGCTCGGCATCTCCTAGTTTTATTCGAGAGATAAACTCCTCTGTCAATAACTCTTGTAACAGATAGAATTTATCTTCCATTTCTTGTTTGCTGCTGCTCATATAGTTACTTACCTTTTTTACGTATTTCTGATATAATCTTTAAGATCATGTAAACGAGCGTTGCAGCACCTACAAGTACCGCAAGAATCTCATTGACATCGTTAAGGGTTATATTGGCGAGTAGTCCTAAAACTCCAACAGTCGGAGTCGTGAATTGATTGTTCATAATTAAAGTATTTGATACGATCCGCTGATTCTAAGATATTTATTGGATAAATCCTGATAAGAAGCATCAGTAGTCGAGTCCCCTTTTGCTACAAAAATAGTCGTATCTTGGACATAAGCAATCAAAGTGTTTGCTGTATAGCTTGTAAAAGGCGAAGGCAATACTTGAACTTTATTATTGTTACCCGAATAAGGTAGCCCTGTAATTTGTATAGGCGAGGTGTCAGTATTTGATACAAAGGTAACATGGCAGATAAAATGAACCACCCTTCCTATTTTAGTAAACTCAGCAAAATTAATAGTGCTTCCAGAAGTACCTAACCCATTGAAAGCAGGAGTCCAAGTTCCCTCGCTATAAAAATGAGTAGCGTCTGTTCCCGAAGGAATAACAACAGTTCCAGTAGCAGTTAGGTTATCTACTGTTGTAGTTCCGCTCAGTGACAGATTAGTTGTACTCGTGGTTCCTATTTTACCGGCATCCTCCGACACCTCTTGAGCAACGAACAGTCCTTGCTTGTAGGCTGTGTCGAGATCACTCTCGGTCAACCTTGCACCATCTACAAAATCCACGAGTGCGTCAGAAGTTGTCTGTCGATACACTCTTAGTTTTGCATAAGATGATGGGGCGGAACTTAGTGTAATTGTTTTAGCTGACGTGTCTCTTGAAGAGATTGTAAGTTCTGTCTTAGTTCCATTGGATGCTTCTCCAAAAGCTTTGATGTCATTGCCATTGAGGACATCTATTAAAGTGTAACTAAATGTAGCTTGTCCCAACTGATTGGTCCCTGTTCCTGTTGCCGTATATTCGACGTATGAATTTGCCATAGATTTTGTGGTTGTTTGTTAATTTTTAATTTTAAAATGGTTTTACCTTTCTTATTACTTGTCCGGCTTTCTCTCCTTTTTTGAGAACTTCTAGCAAAGTCTCGCCGTCTTTATTTATGAAAGAATTTTTAAACGATTTACTTTCATTAAGTATCTCTTCTTGCACCTCGTCATAAAAAGTATCTATAAGGCTGTTAAGTTCTTCCAAAGCTAGGTTTGTTTGTTTCCCGGTTTCGTCTAATGAAATAGCCCCATTATTAAACTCTCTTCGCCATCTCTTGCTTTTTATTAATTTGTTTACAGATTTCTCGAGTTTAGTTTTCATCAACCTGTTACCAAATTCATTTAGAAGATTGAGGCGTGTTTTTCTACTTCTAAAATCAAGCATCTTAATATTTCTAAATCTTTCCCTAGTTTTCAATCCGAGAATATTATTTACGTCTAAAGACTGAACGTCAGCAAAATCGGTTATTTCTACTTTTTTATCTGGGGCGTATCTTATTGTATTTTGTAAGATTGTTTTATTATGCTTCAAGGGTCTTCCTAAAACATCTCTTTTATAATTCACCGGAGAAGCTCCTAAAGCATCATACGCTAGTAATTCTTGGAAATCTGCTTTTCTAAAGTCGGGTATGTAGCCCTCCGGATTTGTAAGAACCTTTACGGCTTTATCAATTTCTCCGGGTGTCATAGCATAACTACCAAGTAACCGGGACCAAGCTCTTCTAGCTTGTTCTACTTGTGCCTCATTTGTAGGGTCTTCTGGGCTTAAAGCTGCTAAGTCTTTTAAACCGGAATTAAAAGGAAGTTCTTTTTGTATCATAGAGATAATACTTCCAAGAAAAGTTCCAAAACCTTGGTCTTCTTCTAAGAACTCTTGGTCTCGTAGTTTTCGGTGATAACCAAAATCAGAAGCTATAGCTAAAGGCATCATTAAAGGTGCGGCGGCTCTATAAGGAATACCGAAAGCTGTAAAAGGTTTTATACCTCGTTTCTCTAGTATGTCTCTTTGCTCTTTGCTTAGAAAAGCCATTGAACCAGTCACTAAAGGGTTGCCGTCTTCATCTGTCATCATTCCACCAACAACCCCCATCATTATAAAGCCGGAACCCATCATCCCATCGGCTAATATTTCCTCGTTAAATTCTGTTTTTCTGTATTCGAGTTTTTCTATCCTATCTTTTATTTTAAGAATTTCTTCGTCTATCTCTTTTGTGGCTGTAGCTACAAGATCTTTATTAGCTTCTTTAGCCATAAAGTTCTTTTTGATGTCCTCGTTCTCTTTAATTTTTTTGTTTAGCTTTTTAATTTGCTTTACATAGGGATTATCAAAAACTTTGTAATAAGCCGGAAGTAAAGGTCCGGCACTTATCCTAGCTCCTCTAACAACACTTCTAATAGTAACATCTACGAAAGGGACAAATATTCTTACTAAAGCGTTAAACTCCGGATATCTACCGAGAGTGTGTTGAATTTTTTGCGTCAACTTTTCCATCATTGACATATAGACATCGCCGACATTATCCCCGGTAGAGGAATAAAACATTTCCTGCCTACCAAAATTAACGGCTGAAATAAAGTCATCTGTTTCTTGTACTATATCAATGCCGTCTGCGTTCTTCTTCCAAGCCGTTTCTAATAGTTCCTTTTCTATATCTACTACGGTTTTGTTAGGGTCTGGCTCAAAGTGATCTTGGAGGATTGCTTTTTTCCTCGCTACGCTAGTTGTTATTTGTCTATATAACTGCCTTCTAAAAGCTTCGTCTACTGCTATGATTCCTCTTATTGGTCCTGTCAGTAAGATATTAGCTATTTTTCCTATTGTTAGAGCGTCATCAAAAAAGTCTAAAAGGTTTCTTTTTGCTCCTGCACGTCTCCCGGCATTGACTCGAGTTTGTCTAAAATTTCTTGCTGATCCAGTAGGTGTCGAAGAAATAGTACCGCCGTCGTTAATTAGTCTTGTGCCTTGTCTTGGGTCAGTTACCGATTGCATTCTTTTAGCCGACAGCCAAGCAGACTTGAACATTCCTTTAGCATCCGAGAAAACTGCAAAAGCAGAAGCTAAATCTCCGACATATAACTTAGAGGAAAGATTAAGACCTTTTCTGTCTTTTAAAAAGTTCTTTAAGAAAGTTGTATGTGGTTTTACAAACTGTTTACTAATTCCGTATATACCAGTAGGTACACCGGCGATTGCCGAAGCTGTAGAAAGTAAAGACAGTTGTCTACTTGAAGTAATCGTAGCTAAAAGCCGTCGTGCTGATCCTAATCCTACATCCATTTGATTATAAATGTAGTTCTCTAATCTTGCATAAAACTCAAACTCCTCGGTATCTTTGAGTTGCTTTTCGGCTTTCGCTGCTTGTTTACGAAGACGAGATTTAGCTTCCTCGATTTTCTTTTTCAGCTTTGAGCTTTTTGCTTCAGCTTGTTGTTTTGTTAAAAGTTCTTTCTTAACTCTTTGTGCTGTTTCTAGTTTCTTAAATTCTTCCGGCGATAACTTTAAGATGTCTTCAAGTTCTTTCTCGAGTTTTACAATGTCTTTAATTTCTTTATCGGCTTGCTTGTAAAACTTTATTTGTGCTTTTAAAGTTCTTTCTCTTGGACCAATAGCTCTTGAAATAGTACGAGGCTCACTAGTGTCTACTCGTCCAGTTCTTAGCTCTTCTAATTCTTTTTCAAGCTTCTCTATTGTAGCCTTGTTGTCCGTTTTGTTAAGCTTCTGAATCTTTGGTTCTGTGCTTTTCTTTTTAACGGCTCTTGCGATATCCTCGTTAACTTTCTTTATTTGTTCTATGTTGACATCGAGGTCATCAAATATCTTTTTAAAGGTATTTCCTGTTACCCCTTCAAAAGTAGGAGTGTTTAACTTGGTATCTATAGCAAACAATAAATCATCTAAGGCTTCTTTTCTTTTTGTAGCTGCTGCGGAGTCTATAGCGTAATTATAAAACTCACCTCGTCTTTTCGAACTAGCTTGAAGGTTTCTTCCCGAAGCTCCATCGATAGGAGCTATAACTGTCTCGTAAAGCTCTGCTTGATTAACAAGGATTTGCTTCATCTTCTTTAAAGGAATCTCGGTGCTTTCTGGGCTTATTAATCTTTTCTTTTCAATGAAAATCCCATCATCAATACTATCGCCTTCTTTTTTCGATGTTGGGATGTCATCGTGAAACTCCTCAATCTTTTTTAAAGTTATAGGGTTTGATACATCGGATTTTATTCCTAAATTATTTTCTTTTCTAAATTTAGCATCATACGCATAAACACTATCAACTATGCCTTGTCCTTTTACTCTTTTACCTTTTACAACGGCTGCACCTATATGCTCAAGTATTAAAGAATCTTTATCTATTTTCCTGTCTATTTCTCCTATAGCTTCCCCTGTTTCTTTATTAAATATTTGATATCGCTTTGCTCCTGTTAGCTCGTTAGTGTGTGGTTTTATGTTCCACCCTTTAGTTTCTTCTAAATGTTTATTCAACCCTTTCCAATAATCTTCTATAGAAACCTTTTTGGTAGGTGTTTTATTACCGGCTTTTTCTTTGTTTATAAAATCAGCCAGTTCATTACTAAGTTCTTCGTCTAACTCTTCTGCTAAATCCGTAGCGTCACTTTTAAGACGAGGTTCAACAACAGGCTTTCTAGATTGCCTACCTTCCTCAAGAGCTTTTGTTTCCTCTTGTGACATTTTCAATCTACGCTCTTGAAGATCTTTTATTTCATCTAGTATAAATGGTTTTTCTTCGGGTGTAATTTTTGGAGCTATTTTAGTTTCAACTTTATCTTCAAAAGTTTTCTTAGACTTTCCAGTTTCTATCTTTTGTGCTACCTCGTCTTCCTTTTTATATAAAGTAGAAGCATCATCAACGATATCATAAGCTTTTTGAGTATCGTCTATTCTAGTTTTAAGCTTTTTGATTTTTGATTTTTTAAATAGAACAAAGTCATCCGTAGCTTCTAATTCTTTTAATTGGGTTCTAAGATTAACCAGTTCTTTAGATATGCTTTTCTTGGCGTTGTCCGTTACCTCGGTTCTTTGCCTTCTTCCCCACCAACCGGTTTTTGCCCAAACACCTAGAATGCTATTAAAAGTTCCGCCGAAACCTCCGGCAAACAAATACTCGTAAGTGTCTCGGTTTTCTCTTTCATTAAGAGCTATTTGTAATTCTTGTCTTACATGAGTCTCGGCAATACCGAGCGAAGCTCCACTAGCAAAACTCTTAACTCCATTAATAGTTAAGTAAGCTCCTTTTTTATAAGCACCGAAATCACCGGCTGTTTGTCCGGTAAGTTTAAGAAGTTGTTTGTCTGTGCCGGATCTCCGCATATTAGCGAGCATTTGTGCCCCAGGAGGAACGAGTCCTCCAAATATACTAGTAGCTATAAGTTCTCCCGAGGATATTTCATCTTGTAACCCATAAGCTTTTCTTACTTGCTGTCCGGCTAAATTACTTGCCCCCCAAATCAAACTGGTAGAAAATGCGTAAGTACCCAAACCTGTTAATGTAGATACAGGCTCTAGTGCTTGAGGACCGGCAAATCCTAACAAACTGGCGGTTCTAGCTGTCTTAGTTGCTCTAATAAACTTATTAAATTTATTAGCTTTGTGTGCTTTATCTACAGCGTAAGTCCCTCCTATTCCTCCGATGAGTTCCACTCCTATAGAAGCTATATTAGCGGCGTGGTTAGCTCCATCTTTTTCTATTTGTTTTAATCCAGATAAATACTCAATAACCTCGGGGCTTACATTTGGATTTTCTTGTTTATCTTCTTCAACTTGTTTTTGTTGTGTAGCTAATCTTCTAGCTTTTATTTCTTCAAAGGATAACGGCATTATTATTTAACTGGTAAGAGTTCCATTTGAACATTGTAAAAATTACTTAGGAAGACGGACTCGTCGGATGTGTCAAATATTCCGAGGTCTGCCATTACTTTTAATTTTTTATTATCTTCTGGGGAAAGGTCTGGGTTTTCTTTTGTGGCTTCCTCCATAACATTTATAAATTCTTCCATAGCCTTGTCTAATTTAGCCTCGCTTTCAAAAAGGCTAACTTCATTCCACCATAACGATGTTGTTTCAAAGTCTTCTATAAATGTAGGATTATTAAAATCTATTTCTTTATAACCATAAAATTTCTGTAAAAGTTCTAAAGCTTCAGTGTTTTCTTCTTTACGTGCTTTCTTAAAGTCTTCTTCAATAACTTTTCTAGTGCTGTTGGCTGTAAGAGGAGAAACGCCGCTTTCCACATCAAGTGCATATTTACGAGATAATGCTTTGTAATCTTTAAAGTCACGGTTATCTGGAAAGTTAAAACCAAAAGTAGTAGGAGTTTCCGGATCTCTAAAGAAAGGTATAGCTCCCTCCGTATAGAAGGGGCTTTTATCTTCATCTTGTAAGTTAAATTCAGATCTTCTTTTTATACGTTCGCCTGTTATTTCTTCTTCACTTGTTGCTGCGTCGAATCCCTGAGATGGCACATCTTCATTTAATCGTACTTGCATAGCTGTAGCCGCATTCCTTAAAAATTGCATTTCGAAATCTACAAGATCTCTAGCTTGCTCTAAAAGTATCTCGTCTTTATTAGGAGTTGCTTCGTCTAATTGCTCTTTAGCAAATTCCTTTAAGTCCCTTTTTACTTTATTAATAGCGTCCATTTTTTCGACGTTTAGTCTTCCTAAAGTATAGTAAGGAGGAGTAGAAGAAGTACCCTTAAACACTCCTTTTAGTGTAGGGTCTTTACTTACTTCCTCTATCTTTTGCTGAACAAAGTTTCCAATAGCGGCATCTCTCGGCATAAACTCGTTAAACTTTGTAGCTTCCCTGTACTCTTCTAAAACTCCTATTGTTGGTTCTAAAGTTGGGTAAGGAGAATTTCTCATAAAGTCCTCGGCATTTTTAGAAGGGTTATTCTCAAAGTAATCCCTAGCTGAAAGTCTAAGTTGTTGCTTATCTGTTAAAGACAACCCAATGTAAACTTCCGGTGCTGCTTTATTTATTTCTCTTCTTTGTGTGCTAATATCGTCCAAAGATTGATTAACAATAGCTCTAGTTTGTGAGTCTAAATCCTGTGCTAAAATATAAGTGATAGCTTTATCATAGTTTTCTTGTGGATTGCCGGACTCTAAAACCATGTCCGTCAGGTCTTTTATTTTTATTCCTGCTTCAGTTAAACCTCCTTTAGAATCTAGGGATCGAAAAGCTTCTCTTAAATAAGAAAAAGCCATTCCTTCATTATTTTTTGGAAGCTTTCCTTTTTCTTGGGTTTTCTTTAAAACTTCAAAAAACTTTCCTGCCGGACCTGTAAAATTACCTACACGTTGTGCCAAAGTAAATTCATCGTCCTCATCTTCCGCTTCTTGTATTTTACTTATCTTTTTACGTGCTTCGCCCATAGCAATGCGAGCTTCCATACTACCAAAAACTTGTCTTCCGTTTATGTTTAGTTTCTTAGCTTGCGATATCATGCCGAGTGCTGTGTCAATATCGGTTGCCATTGCTAGGTTTAATCCTTGTATAAAAGTATTATTAAATACTCTATTTATTTCTTCTTTTGAGTAGCCGTCTGCTGTGTATGCTTTTTGCATACGAGAAAAGTATCCTTTTAAATTTTCTGTGCTTTCCCCTACAACTACATCACTAAATTCATTTAACCTTGTTTCTTCATTAGCAGCCCTCATGTAAGCTTGCTGCTTCTTCTCGTATCCCTTCGTAGCACCGGTAAGTACCCGAGTGGATAGCTCACTTCCAAGTAAGTTCTTTACTCGAGAGCCAAAAGCGTTCCCTTCAAAATACTGCCCTATCTCCTGATCTAAAGAATTAACTTGTTCTTGTACGTAAGATTGCACTTGTTCGATAGGCGTAGAGTTCCTTATAAATTCGTCGAGCTTTGTTTCTAAGTTGCTTTCTAGTTCCGCATACTTCTGTACCCCGGTAGTATCAAACCATCTCTTAGCGGCTATCTGGTGAAATGCTTTTTGAAATCCTAGTTTACCTAAAGCTCCCCCGGTGGGTGCCGGAATCTTACCTTCGATAATGTCGTTTATTTCTTGGCTAGAAAGTTTCTCGGCAGCATCTTTCCCTCGTTGCATATTGATGTTACTTGTCTGACCGAGGATGTTACTAAACTGTGCTAGAGATCTTGATAGTCTCATAGCGGAGTTATCTTTGAGAACACCGGGAACTACTGCTTGATTAGTTCCGCCGACTGCCTGTATTGAAGGAGTTGCCGAAACTTTCCCAAGATTTAAATTTACTTGTCTTCTTTCTGCCATTGTGCTTATTCAAAAAGTCCTGAGTTGTATAGAACGCCGTAATTACTTAAACCTGTTTGCAGTCCTTGTGTGACTGTCCCGAGGTAATCCGGTTGTGCTATTGGTTGATTAATTCGAAGCATATTCCTACTGAATCCGAGTCCTGCTTCTCGTAAAGCAAGTTGCCTGTTCACATCAGTTAGTTGTGCTTGTCGTTGTACTGAAAATTCATATTCCGCCTGTTGTCTTGACAGATCACCGAGCAAAGCGTCGACACTAAGACCACTGACCCCGGCTTCTCCTGCGGCAGTCCTAGCAGTAGCCCGAGCCTCCATAGCTCTCCTAGTTGACTCCTCGATGTTTTGGGATCTCGCTATTGCCTCTTGCTGTTGTTGGGTTCTCATTGCTGAGACTTCTGCAAGATAGCGTTGTCGTTCTTGTCTCGAAGCGATTGCTTGAGCTTCTCGTTGGGCACTTGCTTGTTGGCTTTGTCCTATGAGTGACGAGGCGGTACTAGCTGCTCCGATGATTGATGAGGCAATTAATGGGCTACACATATTTTTCGTCGATTACGTCTTTGTTAATTAAAATAAATTGATAAAATGGTTCTCCTTTTATAGAGAGTTTTTGGGTAAAACTTGCACCTACCCACTCGAGCCATCGGACAGCTTTACGATTGTAACAATGCACAATGTTTCCTGCTGCTCCTCCGGTGATTTTTAAAAGTTCTCTTATCCAAGTCTTCGAGTGTTCTACAATATCTCTCCTCGCTACCTTGGGAAAATCCTCGGTTCCTAAGAGCCATATATAAGGCATCTCCTCGTCTTCCCCTATACCAAACATAGCAAGCGGCTTGTTGTCTTTATCGGTCACTGTAAGAGTTACCCGGTCATGCTCGAAGCACAACATAAGGGCTTCCCTTGGTTTGTAACCTAGAGCCATACACTCGACCTTATCAATACTCCGAAGCTTATCTGCAAGATAGTCGGCGTGATCCGGATGTGCGTCGATGATATCTATGTTTTTATATCTGACTATGGTTCGATCAAACACGTTTACTACGGGCATGGATAAAGGATTCAAACTCGGCAGACTGAAAGTTCCCCGGCAATGCCGAGTCATTTATTATTTTTATTTGGGTATCCCTAGCTGCCGACATTATAGGGAACGAGAAAGATCCAGATTCAATCGGTAGAGTTCCGATAGTTGTAGATCCTACTATATTACTTGTAAAAGTGTTTGTGTAAGTTTGTCGAGCTTTCGGTGTCACCTCTACTTTAAACGAGGCAGTATCATCAAAGAATATTGTACCACCTTTGAGGAAGTGTCTTTGATATCCCGAGGGACTTGTATTTCTGTTTGCTCGTTGCTTAAAGAGTTGCTCCGAGAAAGTGTAAGACATTTGATATTTAATGCCTAACCAAACAGGAGTTCCGTTGTAGTCAGAACTTACAGTTACCGAGGTACCGTTAACAGTACAGGGTATTATAGCTCCTGCTTTAGTGCTGCCATGTTCCCTCGTATATAATTGTATTTCATCTCCAGATTCGGGTACAAAGGGAAGAGCTATAGAACCTCCTTGTATCGTCCCTTCTGTTCTCATATCGAGATAGGTATTGAAAGTTGTGTTAGCATCCGTCAGTTTCTCTTCCATAGGAAGCTTTACAAGTTCCGTCTTGCCATTCTTAGCTGCGACAATATACAAGTCACTATCTACAAACTCCATTCCTCGTATGTTAAATGGAAATGTAAATTTACTCCAACTAGATAAAACTTTCTGGTTACCTTCCCAATAGTATTTATAGACATACATATCTTTAGTATCCGAGGAACTAACGAGACATATAACATTCTCCGCCGTGGACCCTGCTATATCTAATATGTTTGCCGGGATGTACTGCGGAACGTGAGAAGTTACCTCTGCGGAATCATAGTTGTCCGTAGAAGCATTTACAGTAAACTCTCGAAGACCTGTGAAATTACCTCGAGTGAAGGGAAAATATAAATAGCTACCGAGTTCAAGAGGTATTGTACTTGTATCACTGTCATAGTTAGTAATAGGAGTTACCGAGACAGTCTTAGGTGTCAACAAGTCTCCCCCACGAAGTACAAACTGTCCTCGTTCTCCAAAGAGTATAAGGTTCTCTTGAAAGCCTACCGCCGAGGAAAGCTTAGTAACTTTCTTACTGGCTACATTGATGTCTATCGGATCAGAGTCGAGAAGGGATCTTACAGTGGTCCGGAAGAAATTAAAGTATTCCCCGGCTTCCGACATAATTATGCTACCCTCCGAGAGAAACCCTAGTCGGTTCTTAAAGAAGAACATATTAGAAATCTTACGATCCCCGGTTGTTGCCGTGCCGCTAAAGAACGAGGGAAAAGGATTGCTGTCGGAATCCCCTACCTGTTTTGTATTCCAAGTAGCCGCCGACAAATTAAAAGTATTTTCAGCGGTGTTGACGAGCTTATAAGGAAGCGTCGTGTTATTTAAAGTTGTATATTCGTCAAAGCCTACGTCTTCAACCCAACCCCCGTTGCTTATATCGGAACCGCCGGAATCTGTTTCAAATTTTACATAGTAATCATCTTCGTTATCCTCGGCACTTCCTCGTACTTTAACTTTGAAATTGTTCGGAGCTATGGTCGGCAAGTCTGAAATAGAATCTACTTCTTTATAAACTACCCCGAGGGCTGATCCCGACTTACTGTCGAAAGCTGATATCTCGAACTCTACGTTAGCTGCTGAAGTTATTTCAAAGACATACTGTTGGTATATTTTAGAAGTTGAAGTGGAATCTCCTTCTAGGTCAAAAGTGGTGTTGTTTTGTTTTCCGAGAAATGTACCGCCTCTTGAAGTTGTGGCGTTTATCATTCCCGGGGTATTGTAAGCCGCAGTGTTAGTAGTATCCGCTTGCCCTATTTCTTTGACTTCACCTACTGTTAAAGGTGTTGGATTTATGTTTATAAATACGTTACTAACAGCAAACTGACTAAACAAAGCATTATTAATAGCATCTCTTAAATTCTTTGCTATGACTCCTGCACTTACAGCTTGAGTTGTGTCTCCAGATGATTGAGAGGCAGTCTTGAAAGAAGCGTTAAATTCATAAGTGCTTGAACTCAATGTACCACTTGTAAAGTAATCGCCATTATTAGGTGCAGCACTTCCCGAAGCCTGTGTATATTCAATATGACCTGTATTGTTATCAACGCCGGTAGATATGGCTCCTGTAAGATTTGTGTTTGCCGTATTTGTAGAACCACTGGCGTAGAATTTTGTTTTTATCTTCAAGCTGTACTCGGTCGAGTAGTCCCCTTTCTTAATAAACACTAGAGCTTTGTTAGTAGTTGACGAGGTGGTTATAGCGTCACTTTTAGTTGTAGCTCTATTTATAGACTTCGAGGTGTTAAGGATGAATGTAGTGTCCCCAACTGTTAAAGCTTTAAGAATATCTTTTGGTTTAGTTCCGGGAGGTACATAGAGATAATCACTAACTGCGAAAGTTGCCGTTCCTGTTAAGGTGACTGAATCGTAGTCAATTATATTAAATATTTCCGCTACGTTACTGTGAATAACAAGTACATACTTCTCGTTCTCGTCCCGGTTGATAAAGTGAATAAAAGCACCGTCTGCTATCTCGGAATTTATTAAGTTTGTAAGGTAACGAGTGTTAGGGCGTTTCTTCAAACCATCCGTAACTGACGATAAAGCGTTTATCTGTTCCTCGCATTGTCCATCGAAACGTAGAGTAGCCGGTTGTTGACTAACTCCCTGCACGAGATTGGGAAGAGAAGTATTAATTAAAGGCATTAGTAAGGATTATAATTTCTGTTGATACCGATCCTCCGAGCGACATCAAAGTTATCAAATATTGTTCTGTCGGAATTGTTGTTATCCGAGTTTTCTAAATTAGCTTTTGCCGCAAACTCATCACGTATGATAAGTGCTTCAAGTTCCCTCGAGCCTACTAGTCTTGATTGTAAAGAACGAGCAGCCCTCAAGGTTATGTATCGCCGAGCTTGTTCCGGTAAACTATCCCAATCGAGATATTTAACTACCGTAACCTTTATGTCCTCGGTGAATACACTGGTGTTGTTTTTTCTATCAAATAAGGAACGCCCTCTCTGTACGAGGTCCACGTCCTCAGTACCATCGTGATCCACTTGGAGAATGTTCTCATCAAGCGTGATGGTTCCGTCGGCTGCATTACCTGTCAAAGTAATATCTGTCTCGGTGTTGAAGTGCCATCCTTCGCTTTGTACTTCTCTCGATGTTTCCTCCAAGATTGTAACGGCGTTTGCTGCTGACACCGGGAGTTCCGAGGTATTACTGATGCTGTTTACCGGGGCTTCCCCAATGTAACCAAGCATGACATTACAAGCTTCTAGCTTTGTTGTAAGTGTAGCCATAAAATTTTAAATGTATTTATAAGTGAAAAGAAAAAGGGCGAGGGAACCTTTGTTGATTCCCCCACCCAATCTCTTGTGATGTTTTGTTGTTTACTAACTTTTATAATTAGTTAACGACCTTGACACACGCACCTTGTCTCAAGAAATTGTGACCCATTGCGTACTTAGCGACCAAGAGAGTACCTTGTCTCTGAACGCTGTAGTCCATGTCAGTCGCAAGATCGAGCAACTTAACTGTTCCTACGCATGACTTGTGTCCTCCGATGAAACGGAGAGTTGAAAGATCAGCGTTGTATCCGTTTGCTGCTGATCCTCCACTAGCGTCATCGAACGGGTTGTTCTTAGCTGAGTCATCATCTTGGATTTGAGATGCGTCCGCAACTGCGATATCCTTAACGTGGTTGGACTTGAAGATCTTGATTCCTGCAACCATAGGTACGTTACCTTGGGCAATAGAACCAACTCCGCCGTAGTCCTTGTTAAGAGCGATGTTACCAGAAGCATCACTGATAAGTAAGTAGTAAAGCTCTGGAGGCAGAACAGCAAAACGATCTCCGTCATCCGGAATATCATTTTTGTCTAATTCCTCGGCAATGTTTACAATAGCGTCAACCACTTTCTCACCAGTAGCGGCAGAGAAAGCTCCAAAACCAGTGATAGAAATACCTGCCGGTTGGTCGGTAGCCGCTGAAGCTCCTGCTCCTGCAACGAGTGTTTTCATTACGGCAAGGTCGAATCTCTTAGCGAGTGCCTTACCTAGTTCATTTGAGTAAATACTTCTTAGATCGAAGTGATTTCTCAAGCTGTCAATGTCAGCAATGAAGGTTGAACTTACAAGAAGATCATCGATTGTGATGACTTTCTCGCTGTGCTTAATCTTACTGAGGTGTTCGGTACCGTTATAGATATCCTCACCGGCAGTTAAATAAGCTGCCCCGGCAACACCGGTTACAGGGAAGGAAGCACTTTTTCCTTCGCTTATAGTTCTTACTGTGTGAAGCTCTCGCATCACGTTTGCTTCTTCAAAAGCAGATAGCACCTCTCCAGAGAATACTTGGAGGAACAACGCATCTTTATCTGATCCATTGTCTACGCTACCGGCTCTTGGTATATTTGCTCCTATATCAGCCATAATATAATTTACCTTTCTTTATTTATTTTTTGTTTGTTGTTTTCTTCTTTGTTAAACAACGCACTCCAATAAACTTAAAAAGCCTCTAGTAATTTGTCCTTGTTATTGATTGTCCCTCGCAAGGGGTCGCACTCGTAACAAACCTTTCGGTCTATTTAGTGTTCTTTGTTGTGTGTTGAAATCTTTATCTCCTGTGTTCCAATTCATTTACGTATCTAAGGATCTCGGCGATTGTTGCCTTTTCCGGGGCGGTGAATGAATGGACTTTCAGTTTCGAGATGAAATGGGGAATCCTGCTCTTCGGAGGTTTCATCGTTATACAGCCACTCATCAATGAGATCAGTGTTATGCTCACGATTACGCTTATAAGCTTCCTCTTCATACGCTTCAACGACTTTGAAAAAATACTCGCATACCCTCGGGAAGTTAATCAGAAAGGTTACAAGTAGTTTTATCATAAGTGTCGTTATTGTTTTGGTTTAGCTTTTCCGATGTTAAGAGCGAGCCAGTTGATTAGCTTCAGTGCGATTGCTGTTATCTTGTTATCTGTCTTGTTAGGTGTCAAAGCACTTACAAGAGAAGCTAACGTAACAGTAGCCGTAGCAATAGCTATTAACTGCTCCTTATTTTCAATTATGTATGTTATCATCTATATAATTATAAGTTGGATATTGAAATTCTTTGTTCGACCTCTTTACGGTACGCCGGGTCTTGCCGGTATTCCTTGGTCTTCATGGCATCAGTAACTTGCGACATTGATTTAAAAGGCTGAAGAGCCGCTCCGGAAGTTGCTCCCTTTGCAATATTCACGGACGATCCCCCACCTTCACTCATATATCGAGCGTATAAGCCCTTAACTGCCATCTTTGCAGCGTTTGTTCCGCCTGTTGCAACTATCTCGTCATAGCTATCGATTTCCTCGGATGGTAAGTTTGCACTAGCCCATTGAACCATAGCGTCATAATTTTCCTGTCCTCCAACAGAGTCGGTGATAGAAGCTATCTCGGCATTCATTGTTGCTTCTTGTCCTTTTACGTAAGCCTCGACGAAC